AACTTAAACAAAGACCCAATCACTATACATATGCAAACAGTTGGAGGTTGCTGGTATTCCGGCATGGGTATATATGACGCTATTAGAAATTCCCGGTGTAAGTCAACTTTTATTGGTTACGGCCAGTTATGTTCTATGGGGACTGTTATTATCCAATCTGCAACGAAGAGATTGATTACAGAAAACTCAACGTTTATGGTCCACTGGGGAAGCAGCGAAATAAGCGGATATTATCTAAGCTCTCAGAATCTTGCTAGGTTTGAAAAGGACGCTGGAGACAAGATGGTTGCTATATATGCGGAAAGATGCCACAAGACTGGAAAATTCTTTAAAGACGGCGAATATAATTTATCAAAAACAAAAGCGTACATAAAAAGGAAACTAAACGGCGGCGATTGGTATATGACAGCAGAGGAAGCTGTATACTATGGATTCGTCGATGGGATATCTAAATGAGTAGAGAATTAAAACAAATAGACGAGGCTTGGCTTAGTATAGACGTAGACGACAATGACTTATTTAATCCTATGTCTATTCTAACAAATGCGGACGAAGATTATCACTTAAAGCTATCTTGGCTAATGACTAGGCCGGAATACTTCTCTTTCTTGGTTAAACATATATTCAATATACAAATCTTGCCATCACAGGCTCTTATACTTCATGAGCTATGGAATAGAAAGTTTCCTATGCTTATAGCGAGTCGTGGTTTCGGTAAGTCTTTCATGCTATCGCTATATTCTATGCTAAGAGCGCTCTTGCTGCCAAATAGAAAGGTTGTTGTGGTTGGTGCTGCTTTCCGTCAGTCTAAGGTTTTGTTTGAGTACATGGAGACGATTTGGAATAACTCTCCAATTTTAAGGGATATATGCGATGCAAACTCTGGCCCCAGACGTGACGTTGACCGCTGTGTTATGCGCATTAATGACAGCAGGGTTACTTGTCTACCGCTTGGGGATGGGCAGAAAATTCGTGGTCAGCGTGCTAACGATATTATCTCTGACGAGTTTGCTTCTATTCCTCGCGACATTTTCAAGACCGTTGTGGCTGGTTTTGCTGCGGTTAGTTCAGATCCTATTGAAAACGTTAAGCGGTTAGCGTCAGAAAAAAAGGCAAGAGAACTCGGCGTAGAAATAAAAGACAAAGACGAACAAAAACTAGAGAACAAAGACAACCAAATTATATTAAGTGGTACGGCTTACTATGATTTTAATCACTTTGCTACATATTGGAAAAGGTGGAAGTCTATCATAAAGAGCCAAGGAGATCACACAAAACTCAGGGAGGTATTTGGTGGAGATGACGTTCCAGATAATTTTGACTGGACAGAGTACTCTATAATGCGAATACCCTACGAGCTTCTTCCAGAGGGCTTCATGGATGCTGCACAGGTCGCTAGATCTAAGGCTACTGTTCATGCAGGTATTTATCAGATGGAGTTTGGCGCTGTATTCACACGCGACTCAGAAGGATTCTTCAAGAGGTCGCTCATAGAATCTTGCGTTGTCAACGATCAAGACCCAATAAAAAACTCTAAAGGTGAAGATATAATATTTGAAGCAAAACTAATGGGAGATCCTAACAAAAAATATATATTTGGTGTTGACCCCGCTTCTGAAGTAGATAATTTTAGCATAATCGTACTAGAGATAAACGAAGATCATAGACGTATTGTTCATTGCTGGACGACTACCAGATCAGAGCATAAAGAAAAGGTTAAGAAAGGTTATTCTACAGAGACTGATTTCTACGCATATTGTGCTAGAAAGATTAGAGATTTAATGAAACTATTTCCATGTATCCACATTGCGATGGACGCTCAGGGTGGTGGTATTGCCGTCATGGAATCTTTGCACGACAAAGACAAGCTACAGCCGGGAGAAATAGAAATATGGCCTGTAATTGACGACGACAAACCCAAAGACACGGACGATCAGCGCGGACTGCATATCTTGGAGATGTGTCAATTTGCAAAGTATGATTGGTTAGCAGAGGCAAATCATGGACTTAGAAAAGATTTTGAAGACAAAGTTCTGTTATTCCCAAGGTTTGACTCTGTTACGGTTGGTATATCCAATGTAGAAGATGGAATGAAAGGTAGAATGTATGACACCCTAGAAGAATGTGTTATGGATATTGAAGAACTTAAAGACGAATTATCTATGATTCAGATGACTCAAACCGCAAACGGCAGAGACAGATGGGACACTCCAGAAGTTGTTGTTGCAGCAGGAAAGAAAAGCAAAATGAGAAAGGATAGGTATTCGTCTCTTATCATGGCGAACATGGCGGCTAGAGTCCTATCTAGGATGCCAACTCAGGAGCAATACCAGTTTTTCGGTGGATTCGCTTCTACTATGCCCAAAGACTCGAAACAAGGAAAAACAGAAAATCTATATACTGGTCCAAATTGGTTTGCTGATAATATGAAAGATATTTATTAATCTGTGTATAATACAATACCAATGTAATTGTAATCAGATTACCTAAAAGGATCAAAATGAACAAAGATAAATCTCTCATAACTTGGAATGATTCAGATGCCTCAAGTAGAGCTACTGCATTTCAACAATTTTCAGAAGCTGGCGAAAGCTATGGCGGTGTTAGCAAGGCTAATCACTATAGAGATTTTAAGGATATTGAGCCTAACAGAAGCGTTCGTCCCGGTTTTAGAACTTCCGATTACTATGCTTTTAGGCCAGAGGAGAGGGTTCCATACAAGCAGAAGCGTGCTATCAAGATGTGCATGGACGCTTATGAAAAGGTTGGCATAATAAGAAACGTTATTGACCTCATGGGCGACTTTGGTTGTCAAGGCATTAACATCGTTCACGAGAACAAGAGTGTAGAAAAATTCTACCAACAGTGGTTTAAAAAAGTAAACGGCAAAGAAAGGTCTGAGAGATTCCTCAATCTTTTATATAGAGCTGGTCAAGTTCCAGTATATCGCAGTTACGCTAATATGACACCTGAAGTCACCAAATACATTAAGTCTATGGGTCAGGATATCGTCGTAGAGGTTCCTAACTTTGAAAAAAACCTTATACCTTGGAGATACAATTTCTTCAATCCCGTATCTCTTGAAATAAAAGATAGTAATATTAACCTATTTTTAGGCACTAGAAAGTTTGAACTATCCCCTACAAGCTTCTTGGACAACTTTAAAGATGGCGCAATTCCAGCTCATCTTCTTGACACACTGCCACCAGAAGTAAAAGAGAGGATCAAAAGGGGTGACAAGAAAATAGAACTTGATCCCGAACGATTGTCTATGTTCTATTACAAAAAAGACGACTGGTCTAACTGGGCAAATCCTTTGATCTATGCTATTCTTGACGACGTTATTATGCTTGAGAAGATGAGACTCGCTGACTTATCCGCTCTTGACGGCGCTATTTCTAATATTAGGCTATGGACTCTTGGTAATTTAGATCATAAAATCCTACCCAATAAAGCTGCTATCAATAAATTAAGAGATATTCTTTCTAGTAACGTTGGCGGCGGAACTATGGAGCTTGTTTGGGGTCCAGAGCTTTCTTATACAGAGTCCAATAGTCAAGTCTATAAATTCTTAGGTTCTGAGAAATACAACTCTGTTCTCAATAGTATATACGCAGGTCTTGGTGTTCCTCCGACCCTAACAGGTATAGCTGGAAATGGTGGAGGGTTCACCAACAATTTCATCTCTCTAAAAACCCTAGTCGAGAGATTACAATACGGAAGAGACCAACTAACGTCATTCTGGGAAAAGGAATGTGAGATAGTTAGAAAAGCTATGGGCTTCAGAAAATCTCCACATATTATGTATGACCAGATGAGCCTATCCGACGAAGCATCTGAAAAGAACCTACTCATCCTATTGGCGGATAGAGACATTATCTCACACGAAACAGTTCTTGAGAGATTTAAAGAGGTTCCTTCTGTTGAGAAAATGAGACTAAAAAGAGAAGATAAGGATAGATCAAAAGAAAATCTACCAGAAAAAGCTAGCCCATATCACAACCCGAATAAACAATTCGAGATGGAAAAAATGGATAAGCAGGCCAAGATAAACGAAAAAGTAGCAGAAAAGAAAGAGAAACAAGCTCCTGTGAATCAAAATGGTCGCCCTCAAAACAAGCCGGACGAAGGACCAAGAAAACAAAGAACAGAAACGCCAAGGTCAAAGCCGGGTGTCGCTGAATTCATTGTTTGGGCAAATAAGTCGTTTGATAAAATATCAGAAGTAACAAATGAAGCATACCTATCCGTTCTAG